TTATCAGAGAACTTTACAAGCGACTGATAAGTATCTTTTATTTTATTTCCTGAAAGTGTAGCCATTATTCAAAACAAGTTGGTTGTGAATCAATATGTAAAGTACTCTCGTTTGCTGTATCACCCCATTCAGTGCTACAGTATATCTTTGCCCAATCTATTGTGTTTGCCATCTTTGTTTAATTTTTGTAAGAAAGTATCTAATTTAACTACATTACTTTCTTTAGGTTTATATGTTTTTATCTTTTTATACTTCATTAAAGTACCCAAGAATTAAAATTAACATCTTTATCAGGGTACATTTCTCCATTTGTAGAGGAAACATATTCTGGATATAAAGTGCTATTGTAATCCATGTAATCAACAAATCTTCTAGTATAGAACTCTGCTGTTTCAGTAACTTTTGCTAACATCATTCTCATTTCTTCTAAAGAAATAGTCTCTGAGTTTTCACTTCTATGCTTAAATACACCCCCATTACTAATTTGATACATAGCAAAAGGTAAATAAGAACTTTGTGTAAACCAAGTAAGCATAGGTTTTACATAGTCATCTAATAATGTTTTGTAGTCAGCATTACCAGAGTCATCAATAGTTCCATTTAATATTAAGGTTTGTAATTTATTATAAAGTAATCCTCCTAAATAGTTTTGAATGTGTGTATCTTGAGCTACTTCAATAAACTGTATAAGTTTATCAGCATCTACATTTCCATCTATTATAGATTTTCTTTTTAAGTCGTTTATTGTTATAAAGAGTGCTTTCTGTGCCATAATTATTTAGTTTTTGGATAAGCACCTCTGTTTGGCATATCTACTGGTCTAACTTCGACTTCTTGAGGATTATTTGGTTCCTTAAAGCCATCTTTTACAGCATCTGAAGCTTCAACTTCGGCATTTGGTGTTACTTTCTTTTTATATACTCTTCTTTCCCAGAAATGGTGACAGTTTTTACCTCCTTTAAATTTAAAGAGGTTGTATCTTTTCTTATTATGCCCTAATTCACTATTTAAACCTTTAAAAGACATAAGAGTAATGTCTTCTTTTCTAAATACTAAGTTTTTACTTGTAAGAGACTCCATTTGTCTACAAAACACTCTGCTTTTATCAGAGTTTCTTACTGGACCATAAGAATATCTTATTTTATATCCAGAATTATCTTGACTTGACCTCTTATTAGGTTTAGCATCGTCTTCTGATACACTTAATTTAGTTAAATCAAACTCTTCATTATCATCTTTTACTGCTTCACTATGTACAAGCTCCCATTCATCAGAAACAACCTCTCCTAACACTTCTAATTGAGTGTATAAGTCTTCTGCACCTTCATCTGATAAATCTAATTCTTCTTGTGAGCTTAATTTCTCTCCTGTTTCTTCTTCTCTTTTGACCTTAGTAGAAATGTTATCTAATTCTGTAAATTCTATTGGTTGTAGAGTTACAAAGTATAAGCTTAAGTATATTTTGTTAAATGCAAGTATTTCATCTAAACCATCTATTATATTCTGTTGAAATGGTCTGATTACTATATTATCCATAAGGATAGAAGCAGTTCTAAGTTCTTCTGCATTATTTCCAAAACCTGTATTGTCTTTTATACCTAATAATATAGGAGAAACAATACCATGACCAAGCATTATTTTTTCTCTGCTTTCGTCAGCCAAGAACTGATACTGTGCATGAGCATCTGGTAAGTGAATAGGTTGTAAATCTGCTTGAGTTTCTGTAGACTCATTAAAAGTAAGTATGAATTTACCTGCATTTGAAGAGCCACTAAACTTATCATATATTTTATGTTCAATAAGTTCTTGAGTTTCTTCATTAGGTACTCCATTATTAAAGTTTATTAATAAAGAAGGTTGTAATCCATTCTTTATGTTATTTATATGATAATTACTTACTTCTTCTTCTAGTTCTGCATATTGTAAACAAGATTGATAGTCTACTGGAGAATAATAATAGAATCCTGACCTATATGGCTTGAATACATATATTTCTATAACTTCTCTTTTAGAACCATTACCAAAAGAAGGTATTCTTTTAGGTTTATCGCTAGGTTTTATATCACACCACTTAGGATGGTAGTAATAAGCCTCTATTTGACCTTTTTTAGCTTTTTCCGCTCTAAGAGTCTCCATAGGAAAGTGTAACACCTTCACAATGGCTGTTTTCTGCTTGTTATAGACCACTTGAACAGCAGATTGACCTAACATCTTATAATCGTTTACAACACGCCTTAAATCCTTTTGTTTTAAGAGCATTTTCATTTTGGCATACATCTCAGGCTTTATTTCACTGTCTGTAGCCTCTAATCCTCTACCATAAATCATATCTACAATACCATTTATACATCTAGCATTTGTAGGACTTCCTAAGTATTTATCTATAAGTTCATCAAAGTAATCGTTGTTATCTCCGTATTGAACCCAGTCTTTTCCGTAGACTTCTTTTATTTCTGGTATTTCATAACCAGATAAGTTGACTACTCTAATATTTTTATTTTCCATATTATATTACTATGTATTCGTCTTCAGTACCTGCTCCATATTGAGTGTACTTGTTTTGATTTAATGTGTGTATGACTTCATCATTTGTCTGAGAAGTTACATAAGCTTTATCTCTATAAAATAAATCTCCACCTAAAGTAAATTCTAAAAAATATAAACTGTTTTCTTTTAATATTGTAGAAGCGAATTGTATGTCAGAAAAATTACCATTAGTTGACATATTCGAGTCAGTAATTGTTTCACTTATGTTAGTGCCATCTTCTGTTATTTTTAAAGAAAGAGAGCCACTTAATCCTTTTCTGGTAATTACTTTAATAGTTTGTGTATTTGAGTTAGGCAGTAATCTTATCATAATAAGATAACTGAAAAGTGTTGATTTTGTTTTATATAGAAAAAGCCCTAATTAAAGGGCTTTATATCTACTATGTTTAAGAGTGTACTATGTTTAAGAATTTACAACAGTAAATCCAACAGTAGCAGGGTCAGACTCCATAAAGTTAGCTGGAGCTTTTTCCATTCCTGTTAAAGTTAAAGTGTATCCACTTAAGTCTCCCATAGCACCACCTGTTACGATAGTACCACCAGAAACATCCATACCATGCTCTATGCCAGATAAAAAGTAATTTCCATTATTGTCTTTTATAATAACGTGAGGTCTATTAAAAGATAGTAACTTTAATTCTTTATGGTCAGCAATAGTTAACTTGTGTAAAGTAAGCTCAAGAACTTGTTCAAAAGCAGTAGTTCCATTTTCTCTACTTGCTTGAATGTTTTGAGTGAAAGAAGAAGTTCCCTTAATGTCATATTCGTATGCAGATGGAGAGCCAGTAATTGACTCTATAGCATCTGTGTTAGTTGTATCAAACGTAATGTTTGAATACAATGAACTGTCATAATTGACGAAGTAAACTTTATCTAACCCACCAACACTGTCTTTACAAGGTTCTGTTCTATATAGTGATAAATTACAAGACATATTATTAGTTTTTAAAAGTTAGTATTAAAAGGGTGAGTGGTTAAACCCACCCTTTATTTAATTATTATTAAGCGTTTACTCTGTATACGATATCTCCTCCGATTCCGTATTGAACTCCACTTGTAAACCTCATGATTACTCTTACATTTTGAGAACCATCTAAGTCACCCATATCGATAACTTTAACTTCGTTATGGTCAGATAAAAGACCTGTTCCAAAGTATAAGTTAGATTTTTCAGCAGCAACAGCAGTGTCATCAGCTAATCCATTAGCAACAAATAGTTTTACACCATCAAAGCTTAATGAACCATTGTTCCACCATTGAGTTCCTTGAGAGTTTGTACCAGCAGCACCTAATCCAGAAGCTCCAAACCCACCTAAAGCTCTTACATAAGCTCTAGCAATGTTTTGTGATACATATACATACATATCTTCTTGTCCGTATAAAGAAGAAGGAATTGCATCTACGATAGAACCTAATTCAGAAATTACGTTAGCAGAAGTAATTGCAGAACCAGTTACATCTATAACATCAGAATCAGCAGCTAATAAAGTAGAGAATCCATCAAATTCACCAGCGTTAGCGTTAACACCTTGCCAGATATTTTGCTCAGTTTTCTCAGCAACTTTAGCAGCAACGTGGCTTATTAAGAAATCACTGAATTTTGGAGGTAATTTGTCAAATGAAGAATATCCCATTTGTACAGCTTCCCAGTCAGAACGGAAGTCTTTTTTACATAGTTCAATATTAACTTGGAACTCTTCTGGTTGAAGGATTCTTTCTGTTAATGTTACTGAACCTGTGTCAGCAAAATCACAAGAAGCATTAGCAATAAGTCCGCTTGTAGCGACTTTCTTGATTACTTCCTTAAATTTTACATTAGGTTTTACTGAAATCCCACCATTTTCTATAGTAGAACCAGATAATAATGCAGCAGAAATATACTTTCCAGCAAATTCTCCAGCATAAGTACTTGTAATTGAAGTTGTAGTAGCCATTTTTTATTATTTTAGTTTTGGTTTTATTATGATATTTTGTTTAGTACTCTATCCATTATTGTTTGTGGTCTATTTTGACCATATAAATGAACATTGTTTTTTTCTACGTTGGATTCAGGAGAATGAGCAATAGGCTCTACTTCTGCTTCCTGTGAAGATAATTCTACTTCACTTTCTTCTGATACTTCTTCAGAACTCAATTCTTCAGGAACTTCAGGAGACTTTTCGTCACTCATTGATTCCATTAATTGGTCGTACATTGCTTTTACTTCAGCAATAGCTTTAGAAAGTTCTTCTTTAGTAGCGTATAAATCTTCTTTTTCAATTTCCTCTACAGGAATTTCATCAGAAACTTCATCCTTTACTTCTTCGATAACTTCTTCGGCTAATTGTACATCTTCTTTTACTTCTATCTCTTCGACTTTTTCTTCAGTCTCAGATAGTAAGATTTTCTTAAATTTTTCTACGATGTCGGTAGCTTTCATATATTATTGATTTAAATTAATAGTATAACTTGATAACCTCAAGTGTTTCTTTCTGTTGTATTTTTAAGCTTTCTTTTGTATTATAAACCATTCAGCTCCATCTGACCAAATCATTAATCCTTCATAAGAAACATTTAACTCATAATAGTTAGATAAACCATCTAATGTTTGACCAGCTATAGGAGTTAATCTCACTCTTGTATTTGTGTTAAAACCTCCATTTGTTACTATTCTTATAATTCTGTTTATGTTTTTAGTTGCAGTAGCGTCTGGTAAACTTAAAACCATATTTCCAGAACCACCTGACCAGCTTAATTTAATCATTCTTGAGTCATCATAAAGAGAATCGTCTAAATCAAGATTAACACCATCAGAAGCAGTAATATCTGTGTTATGAATATAATTTATAACTTGACTTATAGTTGCTTTTTTAGTTTCGCTACTTTGAACTACTGCAAAACTTTCTGGTCCTTGTAATTCTGTAGCTGCATTTAATTGTGATATTTTTTTTGCCATTTTTTATACTTTTATATTATTACCATTTTCTTGTTGTAAATAAGTTCCTGATTCAGTAAGCAATAAATCTTCTCCATACAAAGAACCTACTCCTTGAGCCTGTAGAGAACCATCACAACATTTCTTTGAGTAAGTTCCATCTTTACACAAACAACCTCTTCTTGAAGAACGAGGGCTTGTTCTGCTTGGTGTTTTTTTATACTTTCTTCTCATTATTTCTTTTTAACACAATTAGGTCTTCTTTTACCGTCTATAATCTGATAACCTTTTTGTTCATAACCATCCCAACAAGGACTTTTACTATTTGCTCCAGCTTCTACTGAATGTGACTCACAAGGCATATACCACATCTTTCCTTCATATTCATGCTCGTGTATTAATTCACATCCTATATCTTTAGCCATTTCTAACGCTTTCTCTTCAGAAGAGTACGCTAATCTATCATCTATAATAGCATAGTCATCATTAATAACTTCAGAATATAAAGCAGTAACTGAATTATTTACTTTCTTATCTATTCTTTTAAGTTTAGATATAGCCCAGTTAATACCAGCACTACCTCCCCAAGCATCCCACATTATTCCTCCACATCCTTCTGTGTAAGGCACATCTTTATTCTGTTGATGTCTTTTAAATGAAGCCATTCTAGCAATCGTGGACCTTGTAATTTTTTGTTTATTAGCTAACTGTGAAGCTCTTCTCCAGCCTACGGAAGTTCCACAAGAACTACCATTTTCTTCTTTGTACTTTAAAGCTCTCTTTGCATTGTTTACTGCACCTTGCGGATAATCATTATAAGATTCTAATTCTACTTCTTGTGAATCTAAGAACGCTTCTTCCATTTCATATAACTTAGACAAAGCTTCCATTTCATCAAAGTCTTCTTCTACACTTTCTCTTGGTCTATCATCTAATTTATCAGCAAAGAAACCTTCTATAGAGAATCCTTTTACTTTACCTTCTTTTACAAAGTCATTCCATATTTCATCATTGTTTACCTTTACAGAAACCATCCAAGTTCCTATTGGTAAATCAAAACCATACTTCTTTGACTTGTCTTTTTTCTTGTCTTCTATAATCCAAGATTCTACAACAGACAACCCATTGAGTTTAACGTCATGTTCTAAAGTTGAGTTATTTTGTTTGCCTCTTGATAAGAATAATTCAGATGCTTTTCTTACTGTATCTTCACTAAAGAATATATTGTATTCGTCTTCTCCATTAGTTCTGTATATCTTTTTGTTAGGTACAAGAGCAGCTCCCATAAGGATTCTTTTCTCTTTATCTACTTCAGCAAGTTGTACTTGTTGTTTCTTTAGTGCAATAAAATCTTCTTCTATTGCTGGATTCTCGACAACGCTTATAGCTTCTATTCCACTAAACTCGTTCTCTTCATCAATATATAGTTCTATTGTTTTCATAATATGGTAACTTTTATATTTGTATTTTGTTTTATTTATCCTATTGTAGCTGTTGAATCTATTTTTCTATCCATCTCTTGAGCTGAAGTAACATCAGAACTTAATACATAAGCCTTGATTGGTTCTCCAAATCTAGCACCAACAACACCTGCTAACTGACTACCTGCACCTTGACCTACTACATTGAAGTCTGGTGCTGCAGCTGAAACTGAAGTTGCACCTCCTCCACCGCCTGTGTCTCCTACAGGAAGTTTAGTAGCCATTATATCTTTAACTTGTTTAAAACCAAAAGCACCTATTGCAGTAGCATGAAGTATTCTGAAGAAAGCAGGAACTTCGCTATCTCCTAAAGCTTCAGTAATTGCTTTTCTTGTGTTTATGATAGCCATTGCAACAGCTATGCTTTTTCCTAAAGCAGAACCTTTTCCAGCAATAGCTATAGCAGCGTCAGCAGCAAAGTTTATTATATTTAATCTAGCGTCTTCTCCTGCTTTGGTTAATTTGGTTTTTTCTCTTTCATTTCTTGCATTCTCTATTCTTTTTTCTTCTTCTAAATCAAGATAAAGTTCACCCTCTCTTTTTCTTTCTTTTATCTCATCATTTATTCTTTTTATTTTATTTTTATGTCTTTCCTCTTCTAGCTGTTCTTGAATTGCTATTCTCCCAAGCTCTGTATTTGCCATAGATTCATTAAAAGACAATATAGTTTCTCTTTCTTTAGCTTGTAAATTAGATACTATGTTTAATTGCTTTACTGCTTGTTCTATTTTTATTTGTAATATTTTTGCAGATGTTTCGTTTTCTAATTGAACTTTAAAATCTTGTAACGATTGTTCAGACTTTTTTATCGCCTCTGCTGATTTAATTTCTGCTTTAACTCTGTCTTTCGGGTCTTTTATAGCAGCAACCCTAGCTTGTTCTCTTATTTTATACTCATCAAACTTTATTTGAGCTAGTTTTTTCTGTACTTCTTCTTCTTGTTTTAGCCTATCAAATTGATTCTTTGTTACTTTTTTAGCTATCCTATCTTCAGACTTTAGTATATCTTCAGCAAAAGATAATTCTTTAGCTATAAACTCTCTTCTGCCTTTTGTTAACTTTCCTTTTTTATCTGGAATAAATGCTTTATCTAGGTTGTTTGCTAAATCATTTATTTTTTCTATTATAGGAGTAGACTCTTTTTCTACACTGTTAGCAAAATCTGTAAAATCTTTATTAATTTCTTCTTGAGACCTTTTAACAAAAGTAGTAAACCTTCCCATTGAAGTGTCATATTTTTCTACCTGTTCAGTTAAAGCTATTCCTTCTAATTCTAAGAAGTTCTCAATAGCTTTTTGTTTTTCTTCTTCACTTTCTATTGCTTGAATGTTTTCAATTCTTCTTCTTTGAGAAAGAACCTCTGAGTTTTCTTGAACTAATTTGTCCATTTGAAGCCTAGATGCTTGAGCTAAACTATAATCAATTATTTTTTGTTTAACAATATCTAGTTCTTTTCCGTAATCTATTTCTTGGTCTTTTAGAGTAGGTATTAATTTTTCTAATTCTTGTATTACACCAGCCCTTTTTTCTTCAGAAGTGTTTACATCTTCTAATATTTTAACATATTCATTAGCAACAACTATCTGTGAGTTTAATCCATCAGTAGCACTTTTAACAGAATCACCCATTTTTTTACTGGCTTTATCTGCTTTTTCAAGCAATGTCACTACAATTTGAAATAAAACAATAATTCCTAGAGGACCTGAAAATGCTTTCTTTAATTCTTTCCAAGCCGCAGTAGTAGAACCTGTAGTAGATATTAATGTTATTAAAAGAGTAGAAAGCTGTGAAATGTTATTCGCCATTGCAGCAAATCCATAATTAGCGTCAGATATTGTTCTACCAATTTCAACAACAGCTGCCCCAGCTAAACCTGACTTATCTATAAAGGTTTCATTTGATTTAGCAGCTTTTTGTGCTATTTTATCAAACTTATTAAATTCATTTTGAGCCTGTTTAATAGTGCTAGTTATTCCATTAATTTTAAGTTCACCAGTACTCGTGTCTACTTGTACCTTAAATACTTTTATAATATTATCAGCCATTGTTGTATGTGTTTCGTTTTATACTTTTTTTTATTTCTTTCCAAGTTGTTGGAGATTTATATTTCCCTTTTGCTATATCTATATCTTCATCATATATATACCAGTCAGCAGAGTTTAGTAAGTCTATTATATTCTTTATCATGATGGTAATTCGTTATCTACTACGTTTAATAATTCTATTTCACTTACTTCAGTCTTTAGATTTGTTTTTATTGAGTTTATTGTGAATACTCTATTGTTTATAATAAATCTATCATTAAGTCTCATATTA